TGTATCATTGGCCACGAGATTAATAGTTTCATAGTACGCCATTGTTAACTCCTAAGGAGGTTGTTCTCAGCATTGGCATTGTTTGCCGATACAGAATACGAGAAATTAGAAAAAAGTCAAACTAATTATACAAACCCATTGTCAGTTAGTTTGGTATTGACCCCAATCTCGTTATTACCCCACATTCCGGAGTTAATAAGTTGCTTGCAACTAGCTTCATAACGAAGATAATATGTATTATTCTCGTCCTTCATATCTCCACTAATAGCACCATGGGCTTTGTACGCTGCGTAATTAAGCATTGCTTCTGTATACACTTCGTTGATCTTTAAATCTACGTAAGTAGTTTTAGCTTTTTTAGGAGCTGCTGCGTATTGTAAAATAATTTGAATACGTTTAGGCGTTTCAACATCTGTACCTTTAATCAGTGCCTTGAAAGGCTCATTAATTAAAATAGAAACAGCAGTATCAATCTTATTAACTAATTTTACAGAATCATCTTTAATAGATACAGGCTCAAAATCAAGTGCGTAATACGCATGAATAGGAGCTAAAAAATCACTAGGTAGATCAAACTCTTCGCCGTCTAGCGGGTTATCTAATTCAAGATTCTTTTTTCTTATATTAAATCTTTTATGTAGCGCTAGATTAGCTAACGTAATATAATTAATAAACTTCTTTTGATTTGCTACTTGAACAGTGCTCGGTGCTGGGCTGGGGTTTGCTGAGGTATCACCTACGTTAGCTATGGCTAGCTTGCTGCATTCCCCGGTAGTTAAGTAATCAATGTATTCAGAAACTTTCATAGTATCCCCTATCTAAACGAAATAAGAACTGTCTCCAGGTCCTTTAGTTGAGTTATCATCTCCCCACATAGCTGAGTTCTGAAGGGGATCCTCTTGCTCTTCATGAGTTGCTACCTCGCTAGGCTTCCACGCATTAAGCTCAGCAATCATACTAATAGTATCGATGTGATCATCGTGTTTACTTTTAAAACCTGTAAAAGTAGCTAGAGCTAATTCAGCTATTAATTCCTCTAGTTCCTTGCTATCTTTTAATTCCTCCGGCAACCAAATCTTATGAGACTTAAATAACGGTAGTGCGTTTTGCTGAAACCGACTCATCTTGTCCTTTGTCGGCCTGATTCCTATAGTATTACTATTCTTTCCTTTTGACAAAGTAAAATAAATATTACGTTGTCCCATCTCATTCTGGATCCAACTAATAAATCCACCCTGTTGCCCAGTTGTTTCAATACCAACTTCCTGTGGATTATACATCTGAACTAAACGAAACAGCTGATCGATAGTTTCATTCATAAGAGCCCTCTTACAAAACCCGTCCACCCAGAGCCAGTCACCATTGTTATTTAACGCCCATACGTTAATTACACTAAAATCTGCATGCTCTCTGTCTGATGTGGCAAAATCTGTAGTGACATAGAAATTGTAAGCTCCCTTATTTTGCAATACGTTATTCCTTTTGTACCAGATAATGTCCCCATCCTGAACTAACCTTTCCTCTTCAGAAGTAATACGTAGCATCATTTCCTGATTAAACGAGGCTAGCTTTCCAGCACCTTTAGCTTTAATGTATTGATTATTAACGTACTCATAAGTAAACCGATCCTCCCAGGCACCTTTAAATTCTTCTTCAGAACAGGGAAACCGTTCACATACAGGGTATACATTTACATGCCAGACACCCGATTCAATAGCTTTGTATAAAGGATCCTTAGCGTTAAACGGAGTGCCAGACCATATGACTTTACGTTTATGCGGATGTAACGCGTAATCAATTGCCGAGTAGACTGTGTTTTCAACATTCTCAATAATTGTAGCGGACCTAGCATCTTCATCTCCTAGTAAATCATCGAGAACGGCAAGTTGAGGTCGAGTATTCAATTCAACTGTTCCACGAACACCTGTCTTAGCACCATGGCCAGTAACTACAAACTCTTTCCCCTCAGCATTTTTAAAATACCAACGTATATCTGTAAACTTCGAAGTAGTAATAAAGGACTTTAAAAAGTCACTATTCTCACAGCGCCTCTCTATACGTAGTCGCATCTTTTTAACACCATTTTCAATACTATCAGATAGGTACAATGCGTAGTCTACAGAGCCGAATCCAGGAATAGACCCGTATACAGCTATATACAGAAACAGGTACTCAGCAAAAATAGTAGTCTTCGCCAGTCCACGAGCACACATGTTAGCCGTGTTCTGGTTTTTACCCGCGATTTTATCAAGCATTTGATAATGGATTACCGGTGTTTTGTTCTCTTCTCCTTTATCTCCATTAACTAGTTTAATAAACGACACGAATTCCAAGGCAAACTCACTTGGGATGTAGTTAGGATCATCTGCATAGTTACAATCATTTAGCCATGCATCTACAGATTTCTTAATCGGCATCTTTAATTACCTCATAAGCTGGTTCTATCAATTTTGGGGTTATTTCACTGTGGGCTACTTCTTTGGCAGTAACCTGCCCTTTCATTATCATCTGTAACTGTTGTTTAGCTAGGGCTCTAGTAGTATTTCTTAGATCCTCAACAATATCATTGCTGTAGCCAATATCGATTTCTACTTTAGCAGCAATTGGGGCAGCTAAATTTGTAATCAGACTTTCAGCAGCTTTCTGTCTAACCATTTCAGACTTGGCTGTATGCATCAGTTCCGCTTGCACGTTAATCGCTTCCTGATAAACGCCTGCATTCAGAATATGCGTAGGCACAAGAGTCTGCTCCATAATCTTGGTAACTAAAGCGTTATTCCCATAGTTGTCCGCAAAGCTGGCAATATAACTAGAAGAAGCTCCCTTATCGATTAGATTCTGATAGCGATCCGGAAAGACCTTACTATAAGCAGTAGAAGACTTATCTCCCATTAGCTTCAAAGAAGTAAACTTAATAGCGTGTATATACGCCGCTAATGAGTATCTTCCCGTAGTTAAGACCGAAGAGTACGTTAACGCGTTATCTCTGAATACTCTTCTTAACTCTGAATCAGACTCAGAATTAACCATATCCACGATGTCATCTGTTAGATGCTTTCGAAATCGCTTATCTGGCAAAGCACCAGCTAGTTGTTCTTTAGTTAAGAAGTCAGTAGTCGTAATATCAGTGTCAAGATCTGGTAAATTAGTTAATTGCATTACAAACCTCATTCCATTTAGTAATTAAGTCATTATGGGATGCCCCATCGGAGTAGCATACATGAGGGCAGACCATCCACTTTGTAGTAGTTATCTGAACTAAGATATCCTTATCCTCTAATTCCTTCCAATACTTGCCCCAAGTGCGGTAATCTTTAATCCAGCCTACTATCTCTATAAACTCCTCCTTATCTATCTCATTACTCGTATTCGACAATAGAGTTAAAGGAAGTAGCAGAGCACACGCCGTACGCGATAAAGTATTATTCCCTGCCATTTCTACATTTATATTTTTACTCATATCTACTTTTCTTTCTAGGTGCTAATTCCGGCCAGCGTGTTGTAATTTCATGGACGTATTGCCTTGATAAATCATAAACTCTAGCAACGAATGCTTGAGAATTCCCATCCCTTAATGCTTCCAATATATGCCTATCCCGATTACTGGGTTCTTTAAGGCGATGTCTGCCTTTCATGCCTTAATCCTCTGCTAGTTTGGGTATCCCACATGTGCTTAACTATAAAATACTGCCTATCATTCCCATTAAACATAACATCTGGATTGAGCATATACTCTTTTTTTGTAAACTTCCTGATAAAATCACACCTCTTAAGGGCACGTAAACCTCTATGGAAGTCATGCAGAGTTATTCCAGCTGACTCTGATATAGTGGCTGGAGTCCCTACAACCATATTCACCCTATTGATCTGATACATTATTTTCAACAGAACCAAAGCTGCGTCTGAAGACAGCTTATTACTCGCCAGTAATCTAGCAGGCGGCGTTCCGAGTTGAAATTTATTAAACATAGTTGACTGTCCTATTGTTTGTGGTATGTTTGTAGATGACATTGCTCCTACCAAATGTCAGTCCTGCTTCCTCCTAAGTGGAGTCTGATGGGAAAACCCTGCTTACGACCTCTCCTCGTCATCTAAGCGGGGTTTTCTTTTATCAGCATCACCCGTCTTCAATTTCATGATGCCCTGATTCATCTTTTCTCATTCCATCTTCATCGATCTTACGCTCAGTAAAGTCCTTCTTAATACTCGCTGCTACAAAACTTGCTGCAGCTAGCATAGGAATAGTCCATACCATCTTATCTGTCAGAAATGCCATGATATATGTAGGCACTAACACAATGAGCCCCTGAACTAATGCCACCCTCATACTCCCTTCATCCCATTCTGCACTGCCTGCCGTTTCAAAACACACTGATAACAGTACATCTTTTTAGTAGTCTTCTCCCCGCACTCAGGGCAGTCGTGCTGCTCAAACTTTCTAACCCACTTACCAGTAGGTTGAGAATCAAACCCAGGCTGTATTGTCCTTATAAGCTTCCCTTTCGCATCAAAGACCTTTACTTCATAAAAGGGCATCTCTTACCTCACGTTCTCTAGCCCCACAAATGCATACCTGCTTCCCACAACATGTATACGCATCTGGATGAAGATCCTTAATACACTCACCCCTATCATGCATTGTTCCTGATTGAGATTCCCACCCACAAATTATACAAGCCTCATCACTCATTGTTTCTCCTGT